CTTCCCACGTTTACACAATAAGTCCCGTTGGGGGCGTTCCGAATAGTGGTTCTGGCGGTGGTGGGCACAGCAAAGATTTCACCGCTGGCAACACTAACGCCAATGGTTCAGGTGATGGCGGTGCGGGCATTGTCATCATCCGATACGAGGTGACCGTCTAATGGCTGACCCTGGGTACATCGTTGATGGTGTTCTCACTGACGGTGAGGCATGGGTCGCTGTCGCATCAGCGACTATCGCTGGTTCTCCAGCGAACGTGACGTTCACCTCAACCAATGACGGGCAGGTCGGTGACTGGTCGCAATACATGGATTTGTTCATCGTTTGCTACAAACGGTCGGGTGCTGGTAGCGGCGGGTACACCTACATCACGTTGAATGGCGACTCGTCCGCCATCTATTCCAACCAGTATTTCCAAGGCAACGGTGCTTCTGTGAGTGCTGGTGTACAGTCTGCTCAGACTGGCGCGTGGCTGTGGCGGGAAACAATCTCCACCGATACGGCAAACGACTTTGATTGTGGGACCGCCCACTTCTTTGACATCAACAGTGGCAAATACAAGAGCATCCTTTCCATGTCCGCTCAGGACGATGGCGATGCTGACGGTTACATCGCCATGTATGCGAACACTTACGCATCTCAGGCACCGATTACTTCCATTGAAATCCCTCCGTATGGGGGGACTGGCTGGGCGGTCGGTTCCCGTTTCGACCTGTTCGGGATCTTGCCAAGGATGGTGGCCTGATGGCTGTGATCGAAGCAATCTCCACAACGTATTTGGAGGCTGATGCTGCGTCGGTGACGTTCTCGTCGCTGGGGTCGTATGAGCATCTGCAACTACGGTGTAGCGCCCGAAGTGACAGGACTGGTGTCGGCTATGACCGTCTGCGAGTCCGCTTCAATTCCGACTCGGGCAGCAACTACTCAAACCACTGGATGTGGGGAGAGAACACAACGGGGTCTGCCAACAGGCAAGCGACCAACCCTGACATTGAGGTTTACTACATCGACGACACCAAGAACAACGCTGCCGTTTTCGGGGGTGTCGTCTTGGACATCTTGGACTACCGCAACGGATCGAAGAACACCACGGTCCAGTACGTCGCTGGGTTCAAGGACGAAAATGAGATTGCGTCATTCGGTAGCGGCTGTTGGGACAACGTGGCCGCAGTCACTGCGATTGAACTGGCTGCTGATGCAGGGTCGAATCTGATGCGTGGTTCTGAGTTCACCCTCTACGGATTGAATAGTTCCTGATGGCTGCTTTCACTGTTATCGACCACGAAGAACTCACAGGATCAGTGGCGTCATGGACTTCGACGACCATCCCGTCGTCCTACGACCACCTGCTGCTGGAAGTCTCGGCACGGCAGGACGGTTCATACCACGCAGTCAACTGCTATTTCACGGTGAATGGTGCAGTCGATTATGGCAACACGAACCTCACCGCCAGCACAACGACTCCTGCGTCTGCTCGGGCTGCTGGCTACGACTACATCGACGTTATGCACACGCCTGCCGCGTCAGCGACCGCCGATACGTTCGGTGCGATAAGCGTGTGGATTCCGAACTATGCCAACACGGCGAACTTTAAACCGATGATTATGCGGGCGGCATCCGAAAATGCTTCCACAACGAACGCCCAATGGAATCTGGCTCTGGTTGCGGGGTTGTGGAACTCAACGGCGGCGATTACGTCAATAACCCTTGACGCCTACGGATCAGACAACTTCGTCCAATACAGCACGTTCACCCTATACGGAGTAACAGGAGCATAGAAATGGCAAGACAGAAGGTTGTCAACGGGGTCTACTACGACCTGACACCAGAGGAAGAAGCAGAACTGGACGCACGGGCTGAGGCTGCCGATCTCGACATGAACCATGTCAGGGGTCAACGTGACGGCCAGTTGCGTGGCTCCGACTGGACACAGATCAGTGACGCAGCGTTGGGCGACCATACCGCTGAGGAATGGGCAACGTACCGTCAGGCTCTCAGGGATGTGCCGCAGACGTACAGTCGTGTGTCTGAGGTGGTGTGGCCGATGGACCCGCCGACACAGGCTGCTTGGGATGCTGCTGAGGCGGCAAGGCTCGCCGCCCTCTAGTGATGGCTGTCGTCTATAAGCCGACGCACAAGTTTGTGGGACCAAACTCCCTATCTATTGAGTACGAACTTCGCAAAATCCAAGAGAAGCTGGATGACCTGGAGGCGCGTGTAGCGGCTCTGGAGTCTCCGTAGGAGAAACATGGGTATCAGGAGAGCAGCATCAGAGTATGGGGCCAGCGTGGGCGATGAGCAGCTGGCTGTGGCTGGTACTGCCGTGGCGCTTGCTTCGGTTCCTGCCACGGCGGTAGCGGCGATGGTCACCAACGGAGCTGAACCTATTCGGGTTCGGTGGGGGACGCCTACAGCGAGTGTGGGCCATTACATCAACCCTTACAGCGTGTTGGACTTGTATGAGGACGATTTGACGGATGTGAAGTTCATTCGGGTTTCGTCGAGCAGCACCATTGATGTCACCTACTTCGGGTAAGGAGAGCGACGATGCCGTCGAGGATCACACAAAGGATCGATCAGGTTCCAACGGGGGACATCACCGCTGTTACTGCGGGGTCGGGGCTGGCTGGGGGCGGCTCCACGGGTGCTGTAACCCTCACTGTGGACACGGACGCCAAGGGCGATCTGATTGTCGGCACGGGTGCCGACGCTGCGACGAAGCTGACCGTCGGAACCGACACTTATGTTCTCACTGCCGATTCAGGCACTGCGAGTGGTCTGACCTGGGCGTCGCCGACTACTGGCGACATTACGGGTGTGACTGCGGGGACTGCTATTAGTGGTGGTGGCACTACTGGGACGGTGACTGTGAATGTGGCCGTTGAGACTGCGACGTTGCAGTTGGCGGGTCAGGTGTTTGGCTGATGGCGACCATGGATCCAGGGCAGCGGGGTTTCGGGCGGCAGCAGCGGTACAACATTCCGAATCTGCCGCTCAAGGACATGCGCCGGCAGGGGCCGGTTGATCGGCTTGACGAGTCAATCGGCGAAAGGTTTCGCAACATGCCCTTTTTGGATCAGGTAAGGCGGCTGTTGCCACAGGGGCAGATACCGCCCGAGTTGTTGTCGTTGTTGATGGCGCAACTTCAGGCCGGTCAGGGTGGCGGCATCGCCAACCCGCAGCAGGCAGCGCGGCTCGCTCAGCAGGGCGGTCGTAGAGCGCCGAGCGGTCGGGTGCCGATGGGTGGCGCCGGTCGGCCCCCAGTTGTGAAGATGGAAGACCTTGTACGAGCCCTGAGCGGGGGCGGCGCTCGACGGCAGGCGCCTCAGGCCAACATGCCTGTTCCTCAAGCACGCAGGTAGCAGATGGCGCTCAACTATGCGATGACGGGGCGGGCTGACGACCCGTATCCGACGCGTGCGAACACCATGTCGGCTGCTTATGGCGGCCTGGGTGGTCAGGCGTCGCCGTCGTTTGGTAGTTATCCGACGCCGACGTTTGGTGGGGGTACGAGTGGTCAGCGTTTTGCCGATTTGCAGTCGGCGTTGGGGGATGTGGGTTATCGGCGCAGCGACGTTCAACGTCAGCGGGCGATGACGTTGGATGATTTGGGGCGCCAGTTTGCCGATATGCGGCGTGGTATCCCTGGGCAGTTGAATCGTAGGGGGATGCTCGATTCGGGGCAGTTTCAGCGGGCGTTGGGGCGTTCTTACGCCGACGAGTTGCGTCGTGCTGGGCGCACCGAGTTGAGTATGCAGGATGCGTTGAATCGGTTGGCGGCCGAGCAGTTTGGTGCGGAGCGCCAGTTCGCTGGGGCTGGTTTGCAGGATGCGTTGTCTAATGCGGCGCGTCGGGCTGAGTTGGCTTCACAGATCCGTCAGGTCTTCTGATGGGCTTCTGGGAAGACTTGTGGGGTGCTACTGGCGGAACGGCTCTGGACAGGGCCGGTTACGGTGACCGGCCCGCCCCTCGGGGGGGCGGCGGCGCTGGGCGACGCACCCGTGGTTCGTCACTGGAAGCCATCAACGAGGCTTTGCAGGCACAAAACGCTGGCGGTGGGAACTGGTGGGATAGAGCCACCGGTTTTGTGGGGGACGCCTTTAGCGGCGAGTGGGTTCCCGACCCGTGGGAGGACGCGTGGGACGCCACCGGCGGCCGCGCCCTCACGGCGCTGGGCGACGCTGGTCAAGACATCTGGGCTGGTGATGTCAGTGGCGCGCTCGGAGACCTCTTCGGCGGGGCCTATGACATCGGCAGGGACGCTGTCCTCTGGGGGGGTCAGGAACTCGGCGAGTTGGGCGCAGATTTTGGACAGAATGTTTACAGCAACTGGGGCCTCGAGGATCTTCTTCAGGCGGCCGGTGGTGTCGCTCAGGATCTCCCTGGCTACGGCTTGGATGCTTTGGGCTATCTCGGCGATCAGGCCGCCAACGTGGGAAAGTGGGGTGGCAGCCAGTTGCTCGATTTGGGGCAGGCTGGCTGGGACCGAATGGACGACTTGGGGCGCTATCTCGGCAGCGAGGTCGGAGACTTTGTCACCCAGCAGGCTATTCCGTACTTCCAGCAGGACTTCTTAGAAGACGTAACGAACCTCGCCCAGGGGGTGGCCGATTGGACTACAGACTCAGCGGTGCCATGGCTCCAACAAGAGATTTATGACCCGTATCTGAAGCCAGCCGGTTTGGCAGTGGCGGACTGGACGACAGAGTCGGCAGTGCCGTGGTTGCAGCAAGAGGTTTATGATCCGTATTTGAAGCCGGCGGGTTTGGCGGCGGCCGATTGGGCCACCGACACGGCTTACCCGTGGCTACGGGACGAAGCGTTGCCGTACATCACTGACGATCTGCGTCACGATGTCAGTGACGCCTTGGAGATGATCCCTGCCGGTTTGCGTGGTCTCTTCCCTGAGGGGTCGAGGCTTGACGACTGGACGGAAGCTGGTGTTGGCGGTGTGGGTGGTGCTTTCGATTGGCTCACCGAGGACGTTCCAGGTTCGGCCGCCGATCTCGCCGGCCGAGGCTACAACTACTTGTTCGATCCGTCACAGCCGGCATTCAGGCAGGGGCCTGGGAAGGCGGAAGGCGCTGCGCTTCAGGCTGTGATAGAGCAGATCA